GATGTGAGCTTTACAGATATGAGGATGAAGTCATTGATACTGGGGTGGGTGACATTGATGATAACTTAGAAAAAGCAGGTTACATTGAAACACTTACCTTGGTGTCTTCAGGAACCACAGCAGTTCTTACTACAGGAATAGTAGATGGTGCATTAAGTAAGGTCACTATCTCCAATACAGGAAATGAGTATACCAGTCTTCCAAGAATCGCTATTTCATCTGCTCCTTCTGCTGGACTAACTGCTATAGGTATAGCATCTATGAGAGATGATATAGTAGATTATGATGGAGAGAAATCTTTCAGAATACGTAGAGTAGATCTTATCAATCCAGGTTTTGGATATACAGTAGGTCAAGAACCAGAGATCTATACAGTTGGTGGTGGAGGTGCAGGATTTGCTGCTACTGCCACTGTATCTGATGGATCTATTGGAATAGTCACAATTACCTCTGGGGGTACTGGATACTCTACAGTCCCACTAATATCCTTTACAGCAGCACCTGAGGGGGGTACAACAGCATCTGCATTGGCATATATCAATAGTGTAGGTATTGTCACTCAGATTGGTATTACTGATGCTGGATCTGGATATACCACTCCTCCAACTATCACAGTCACAGCACCATTCATGGGTGGATCTGGTAATTACGTATTTAATGAAGTTGTTACTGGTGCTGCAAGTAGTTCTACTGGTAGAGTCAAATCATGGGATGCATCTACTCTTGAACTTAAAGTATCTATTACCACTGGTGCATTTGTTGATGGTGAGGTTATTACAGGTAGCACATCTGGTGCTGAATATGAATATCAGAAGACTTCTGATACTAATGTAGATAGTGGATTTGCTGATAATACTAATATAGAAAGTGAGGCAGATGATATTATTGACTTCACAGAGACCAATCCATTTGGAATGCCCTAAATAAAATGTCAGGACTATAACAATGTTTGAATATTTTTATCACGAAATAATGAGGAGAACCATCATTGCGTTTGGTTCTATCTTTAATAATATAAACATAAATCACACTAATAGTGATGATTCAGTTGTTAGTACTACCAAGGTTCCATTGGCATATGGTCCTACTCAAAAGTTCTTAGCAAGACTAGAGCAAGTACCTGATCTAAACAGACCAGTTCAGATCACACTACCAAGAATGTCATTTGAATTAAATGGTCTTAGTTATGATCCTGCAAGAAAGTCAACAACCACACAAACATTTTTAAAAGGTGTAAAAGGAGATAAGAAGACACTAGCAAAAACATATCTTCCTGTGCCATATAACCTAGATTTTGAACTTAGTATTTTTACTAAGTTGAATGATGATATGCTTCAAATAGTAGAGCAGATACTCCCATACTTTCAACCTGCCTATACTGTATCAGTAGACCTAGTTGATACTATTGGAGAGAAAAGAGATATACCAATTGTTCTGAATTCTATTACTACTAGTGATGATTATGAAAGTGATTTCTCTACCAGAAGAGCACTCATCTATACTATGAGATTCACTGCTAAGACATACATGTTTGGTCCTGTTAATACAGACATTGCTAAGGATGTTATCAAGAAGGCATCTGTTGGATATGTTGCTGGTGGCAAAACATCCACTCCAACTAGGGAGGTTACTTACAGTGTTGTACCTAGAGCAACTAAGTCATATGGCGATACAGTCACTACAAACCTAAGTGAGAACATAAATGAAAGCATTGGCATCATTAATGTAACTAGTGCTAGTGGTATTGAAGCAACCAATTACATATACATAGATCAGGAGGAAATGTATGTTGAATCTATTTCTGGAACAGCACTGACAGTTAGAAGGGGTCAAGACAATACTACTGCTACAGAACATGTAAATGGTGCAGAAGTCAAAGTCATCACATCTACAGACAATGCTGCTATAGAATTTGGAGATGACTTTGGTTTTGATGGGACAACGTAATGACTAAAAACTTTGATGAATTAAATGATGCTTTTAATGTTTCTGGAGATATAGTCTCTACAGAAACCACTGAAGTTGGAATTACTAAACCTGAGAAGCATGAGAGAACTGATATTGAGAGAGACTATGAATATACTAGAGGTAATTTATACAGCATAATAGAGAAAGGTCAGGAGGCTATTGATGGTATTCTTGAACTTGCTCAAGACAGTGAAATGCCAAGAGCATATGAAGTTGCTGGTCAATTGATTAAGAGTGTATCTGATGCAACTGATAAGTTGATGGATCTACAAAAGAAATTAAAAGATGTAGAAGAAGAGAAAGTATCCAAAGGTCCCAATACAGTTAACAATTCTCTTTTTGTTGGTTCTACAGCAGAGTTAGCAAAGATGCTTAAGTCTGTTAATGTAGAAGATAATAAATAAAACATAGGGAGAGAAATCCCAAAGTACTAAGATACTCATAACATGTCTGACGACTATAAAAATTTGCCATCTATTGACGACTTTGCAGAGAGTTCTGAAGAACTTCCGTCAATTGCTGAACTGCTAGAGGAAGAAGATTTACCATCAGTAGAAGGATATATTGAAGTAGAAGAGGAAGTTCAAACCATAGAAGATGCTAGTGGAGAAACATTTGCAGAAGTAAAAGATGTTATCCCTCCTTGGCCTGAACTATTACGTCTAGTCAATGATGTCAAAGAGAGCATACCTGAGATACCTGAGATAAAATCATATGATAATGAACTTAAAGAACTTTTAACACATATTGAGCAAGTAAAGGAAAGCATTCCAGAAGTTCCTGAAGTAAGATATTATGAAGATGATATACAATCATTAAAAGAAGATATTCAGGGAGTAAGAGAAGATATACCCAAATTTCCTAAGTGGGTAAATGAAGTAAATGAAGTTCCTGATTTTTCTTGGATTGGAAAAACTTTTAGCGTAATAGATGATGACTTTGAAAAAGTCAATGATAATTTACACACACTTAAAGATACATTCAACCAAGATATAGACAGTCTAACTGAAACTATAGAACTTAAGGATTTTGAAAAGAAGGTTGAGATTAAAGAAGTAAAGGAGTATTTACAAGAAACTAAAGATAAGATATATGAAGAGTTGAAAGAAACTGCTCTTAAGATATGGGAGCACAGAAATCAGTTTAAAGATGATGATAGATTATTAAAGAAAAGTGTATTAAGTAAATTGAATGAGGCAAAACAAAATATTGAGAAAAAGATAGATGAGTCTAATAGTAAGTATCGTGACTCTAATAAAGAAATTAAAAATTACTTCAATGGTCTGAAAGAAGAAGTTGCTAATCTTCCAGAAGTAAAATACTATGATAAGGATATTAAGAAGTTAAGAGATAAAGCAGAATCTCATACCATTAATATTGCAGAACTTTATAAAATTGTAGAGGATATAAAAGGAACTCAAGAAACTTTGAGTGAGGAGATAGTTAACAATCGCCCCATAGCACCTGATCCTGCTGAGAAGCAAGGAGATGATCCTCTTACCCCCACTGATCAAAAATTTGCTACGCTTCAAGACTTAGCAGCAAACTATAGATTATTTGTAAACAGAGTTGAGCAACAGTTATATACCATTGGTGGAGGTGGTGCTGGATTCATCAAAGACCTTGATGATGTTACATTTGATGCTACCAATAATGATTTATTAATATATCAGTCTGATACTTCTAAGTGGGTTGGTATTGCAAGCACATCATTAGGTAGTAGCACCCTTACTGGATTAGATGATGTTGATGATTCTAATCTAGGAGATGGTAGATTCTTAAGATATAATGCAACAGAAGAAGAGTTTACTTTTGAACCAGTATCTGCTACCAATTTAGAATTGATCGCTGGTGATATTCAGTCAGGTATATTAACTACTTCTGCTACAGGACAAGCAGTTGTAATGTCAATTAGTGCATCTACCTATAATATGACAACTATCAATGTAATTCATGATGGCACAAACACATACATGAATGAATTTGGAACTCTCAATCAACCAACAGGTATTGCAACATTCTCTACTGACATCAATAGTGGTGCTTTGAGATTGCTTGGATTCCCTGCATCATCAAGTTCCACTACATTCAAAGTTATTTTTACAGCACTACAAGTGTAAATTTTAATAAATATTAAAGTAAATGATGTTCAAATATAATGATTTCCTTTAGAGAGGCAACTAAATTAAGAGCACAAATAGGAAATGTCATTGACTGTTATTTGTCTTGGAGAGGCAAAAACTACATGATAAAAATGTTTTTCCCTTCAATCAAAAAACCATCACGCAGAGAAGTTCAGGATCAAGTGGTAAAA